AAAGTCTCCCGTTTGACCAAAGTCTCCCGTTTGACCAAAGTCTCCCGTTTGACCAAAGTCTCCCGTTTGACCAAAGTCTCCCGTTTGACCAAAGTCTCCCGTTTGACCAAAGTCTCCCGTTTGACTTTCCGAATAATCCATATTACTATCTGTTGAATCGTTACGTTTGAACGCCGATTTGGGAGTACTATTATAACTTTGCTGTCTTCCTTGTGAATTTTCCCTTGCAGTTCTTAACATTTCATCCATATTCTTACCAGATGACCGATATATTATACAAATATCATCACAAAGGGTTGTCATGAATTTATCATCTAATAAATTTTTTTGTTTCATATACTCGCGCATATTTTTGAAAAACAATCGTAAATCATTCTTAAATTCATTTCTGGTCATTTTAGCATTGATAAATCTCGCTTTATATAAGAATTCTTGTGTAGTTTGACGATACATATATTTAGATAAATCACAAATATTTATTGTACCAGTTTCAAAATCTAATAAATTTGGTAATACATCTACGCTTTCAATGTGTTGAAATTCACCAGGTTGGTTATCATAATCATTATTATATAATACGTCAAACACTTCATCAAATGGTTTAGCAACGATTTTTCCGTATAATTCACAATATAAAGGGTTTCTATTTATGGTTTTTATATGATAAATTTTCTCCATATCGCCCACGATAAATGGCTCATCTAACCGACTCACCCATTTATTTGTTTTCCAATCATATATTAATCCATTTTCTAGGACGATTTCGACTCGTTGTAATGCCGGATATAAGAAACGATGAATGGTTTCGCCATAAATTAATGAGGTATTTTCTAAATGGTCAACGAATAAATAATCACTATTTTTGGTTTCACTTAATTTTTTTAATAATTTAAAATTATGGTCTTCTCCAAATCCTACAAATATATTGGTTACTTCAGTTTCTACCGTAGATGCTAATACATCATAATTTAATTCGCCAACTGTTGGCTCGCCATCCGTCATAAATAAATGTACGATTTGATGGTCTGGATATTCATTTTTATAAGCTGTTAATGTTTCATTTGCGTCATTGATTGCGACACCAATATCTGTAGAACAATTACCATATAATTTGTTTATTTCTTCTATTAATTCTTCTTGATTATTTTTTTTAACTAATGTTTTTTGAATAATAGTATTCACGGTTTCATTAAAGGTATTGACTTGTATATAAATAGGTGCATCGATTTTTGCTAAGTAATTTATCATATTTTTAAATGTGTTTTTTACTACATCCATTTTCGTTATATTAGAATAAGCACGTTCATTCATAGACGCAGTTGTATCGATATTAAATAAAATAAAGGTGGGATTTTCGGTAAGTTTTGTTTTTCTGGTTTTTAATTTGATAACACCGAAGTGTTCATCTATCTTTAAAAAGTTAAAGTAAGGTTCGGTTATCATTACATTATGTAAATCGATATATGAATGTTCGATAATGTTCATTTTCAATTATATATATTGGTTATTCAGAAACTTTTATATTGCTTTGTGTGGTGATTATTTTTTCGATTTATATATGGATTTATTATTCAATTTTCTGCAAAATTTGTATAAAATTGAATTACTTTATCTTTTATTCTATAAAGAATATCAAAAGCCCTTTTTCATCATAATAATATATTTTATCGTTCTTTATCATTCTTTATCATTCTTTATCATTCTTTATCATTCTTTATCAAATGACAACAAACAAAGTATTGAATATTTATATTCCCCGTATGTTAGGCAGTATCACGAAAGAAATCATTACCGATACATTTCATTCATTACATATCGGTAATATATCTTATATCGATATGCATAAGAGAGTGAATGAGAATAATAATTCCTATTATTTCGCATTTATTTCGTTGGATTTATATGATACCGATTCTGCAAAAAACATAACAAAAATATTAAACCGTGATGGTATTACACGTATTATCTATGATACGAAGAATAAACAATATTGGGAAGTGAAACAACATATTCAACGTGAATTACGGATAAAAGAAAAAGAAAATATAACAATTGAATTTACAAAAAAAGAGAAAAAGGAATTTTGTCAAGAATTTCGTCAAGAGTTTCGCGAGGATTTTCATAAAGACTTTGATAAAGACTTTGCAGAATTATTAAAAGAAGTAAATTTGGTTTGTTTTGGACAACAACATTATATTGATTATTACTGTAATTAGAAAAATAAAAATAAAAATAATAATATATTTGTATATTTTATGAAACATTCACACACAAATCATTATGTTATTATGTTTTGTATAATGATATTATCAGGTCTATTATCAACTATGAATGTATGGGTAGATAAAGTGGATGATATAAGATTTAGTCTAAATGACGCATATATGACTCTACTTATGACAGGATGGATGTTTTTATTTATGGGAATAATTTATCAAGAAGTAACTGTATTTATTATAGGTTTATCATTGATAATAGTCAATATATGGTGTATTAGAAGCCAATTTCTAATAACAGAAATACAATATAAATTAGGTATGATACCACATCATTCAATGGCAGTTCATATGAGTAAGAAATTACTTGAAAAAGAAAACAAAATATCACCTTTTATTCAAAATATAATAAAAACACAAGAAGATGAGATAGTAATTCTAAAAAAGTAAGCGTTTACACAGGTGAAGATTTCGTAAACTTATGTAATGGTGTAAAGCGAGGTTCCATTCGATGGGTATGAGAACAAGAATATTTTTTCTCATATTTTTTATTATATTCATATTTTATAAGTAGAATTATGAATATAAAAAGATTAATGAATACATTTCACGGACAAATAGTATTATCGATTGTTTTAGGTCTAGGTTTAGCCAGTTTATTTAGAAAAGTATGTGATGACCGTAATTGTATAGTATTTAATGGCCCTATAATATCTGATGTTGAAGGAAAAACCTTTAAACACGGTGAAAAATGTTTTAAATACCATATGCATTCCGATAAATGTGATAGTACCAAGCGGGTGGTCGAACTAGGCGTTCAAGATAAAAAGGGATTTTAGACCACCATTACTTTTCAAGCATTTGCGTTACCTATACAATGTTTAGATATCTAATATTGTATAGCTTTAGATGGAAAATATTACCAGAATTTCGGATTTACCCGAGAACATTACTTTACAAATACCCAATTCATATGGCGGTGCTACAAATCAAATGCAACAGGGCTTGCCGCAAGGCTTACCGTCGCAAGGCTTACAACAAGGAATGCAGCAGGGCTTGTCGCAAGGCTTACAACCTCACGGTTTACCAACTGCGTTACAACCAATCAATACTCAACCGGGTGGTTTTGAACAAAATACTCCAACCAATTATATTCCTATTAATATTCACCCAAACCCATATGGTATATCACCACAAAATCCAATAATGGCTCCACAAACAGGAGTTCCTATGCAACAACAAGGAGTACCTTTACAACAAATGCAACAACAAAGACAAATGCAACAACTATCTGAACAACAACAAATGGAATTACAACATATGGTTCATCATCGATTACCCTCTCGTGATATACCAATTGATGCTACCGGTTATTTAAATGATGAACAAATACAAGCAAATTATATACCAAAAGTAAAATTAACAAAGGATTATATTAAGGATTATGAAGACATTACTGATAAAAAAATTCGAGAACACGAAGAAAAAAAATATAGAGAAAATCGTATTGATTCTTTATTAAGTGAATTCCAAGTACCCATTTTCATTATGATTTTGTTTTTTCTTTTTCAATTACCGATAATCAATACAATGATTTTTAAGAAGTTCTCATTTTTATCGATTTATAATCTGGATGGAAACTTTAATTTTTATGGTTTATTATTGAAAAGTATTTTATTCGGTGGGTTATATTATAGTATTCATAAAACAGTATCGTTTATCGTCGAGTTCTAGAACGTTTTACGGTTTTATTTTTTCTTCTTTTTTTACCACCTTTTTTATTTTCTGTTACCGTTTTATTACCAAACAATTGATTAAATCCTGAATATGCACTTTTTAATGGGTTTGCTGATAAAATACGATTAGAAAGTGTAGCCTTGGAATTATTTTTAATATCATTTGTAAGCTCGGCCATTAAAGGTACATTTTTTTTAATATTATCCTTTGCTAATTCAAGTAATTCTTGTAAGTTTATATTGTTGTTATTAGAATTCAATTCATTTATAATTTCCTTTATATTATATTTTATAATAGTGTATGCTTTTGTAGTTGGAATACTAGTTAGTGCTTGGTTATTTTGTGGCAGGTTAGTAGCAGACTGGACTGATACGTTTGTTTGCATATCGTCAGAGCTGACGGTTATACAAATAGTTACATCAGACGCAGGCATTCCACCACTAACAGGTGATGAGCATTCAGGAACATTATGAATTACTTTTTCATCTATGTTAAAGTCACTATCATATAAAATAATATTACGTTCATCAACATGATCGATCCGACTATTTCTATTATCTACTGTAATATCATATGTTCCATCATTATTGATGCTTTTAATATTTGCTTCAAATGTTTTAGTATATTTATTGGTTTTAAGTTGAACAATCACTCTATCATTAACATTATACTTATTACTCATTATATATTATTTATTCACGTATATATAATATATATATTTTTTAGACGAGATATTCCGTCAATTTCTTTCTAAATGAATTATTTTTTTTGGGTGTTCGTTTTTTGGATTTATTCATACTTTCTTTACTCTTAATCGTTTTAATAGCTTTCATTAATTTTTTCTGACCCGGATTAAATTTTAAAAACCATTGTTGAAATTCTTTACTCTCTCTATTTTTTGCAAGTTCTCGATATTTATTCGCTTTTTCTGCACGAATTTCTTCAATAGTCGCTTGTTTTCCATAACAATCTATACTAAAACGTTTCAATAAACCTTTTTGCTGTAATCGATTTTTTTGTTCTACCTCAAATAAAAATTTCGCCATACATAATAAACGGTTTCTATCATAATAGGGTTCATCAATATAGGTAAATGCTAAATAGAAAGATAAAATTGTATCAATCGTCGCCACCTTGATTTCATTCGAATCGATATGAATGATATTATAACTATGACACGCAATGGGTTTATAAATAAAGGCAATTGTTTCATCACCCACACGGATTTCCACGTGTTCTGGTACAATTTCACCAATTGCATCGTGTTTAATCGTTTTCACGTGTTTAAAATGGGATTCTTTTAGTAATTCTTCAATAATAGTGGCGGTTTTATCGGGTTCTTCCGAGAGAACATCGAAATCGGGTATTTGTTTTGCGATATGTTGTTGGTCTTCGTGCATATATCTCGAATATAAACTGGTCGCATATCCACCGAAAAAAATAACCCCTTGATTGATGAATCCATCACGCACCGTAATATATAATTTATCCGTGTTCTCACTATCACTATCCAATTTACGTTGAAAATCAATCGTATTACAATCAATATCGGGATTTAATGGATAATGTTTATTTAATAAATTCAATCGTTTGAGAACCTTTTCCCATCGAGATACATCGCCCGCTGGTCTAGATAATTCCAAAAACATATTCATTCTTAAAAAATTAGGTGGAGCATAACGAATTCGATCGACCATAATAGATTCTTTGGCGATTTCATCATAAATACGTTTATCCAATTGAGTAATATCGGCAATCGGAATGAAATCGACAAAAACCTTGAATGTGCCTAAATGCACTCCAGATTTGGCTTCTACTTCTTCATACCCCTCTTTATAATATAAATCCGCTAACTCTTTCGCATCTTCCAATGCATTCGATGAATAAAAGTCATAATCCGGAATTTCCACATCACGGTCATAGAATTGTGCGAATTTGGGTAAAATATTATTGATAGCGGTACCACCATAACAAATTAATTTTTTCTTAGCTAAAAAGTCTTCGACAATAGTTAATATTTTTTTAATATCTTCACTATTGGCGATTTTACGTCCTTGTTGTTTTTCAGTTTCATCGATAGCGTTACGTAGAATGGCTAATTCACATTCTTGAAATGTCAATTTATCATCACAAAGTTCGGTAAAATACCTTTTTTTTTGCTTTTTCTTATAATTTTTCATTTTTATTTATTGTAAAGATTCCTATATAATAAAGATGATATATTAATTTTGTTTCTTGGCTAAATATTGTAAGGCAAAAGACATAGGAACCATACCATAACCATTATCTTTAAAAAATTCTTCATAATCATCCAATTCATCACCTGGAATATAAAATCTATAAGCAACCATTTGACAACCATAATCACGAATAAATGCAGCAATATCATTCGGATTTTTCAAATTCATATTATCTAATGGAGGTACGACTAATTGCATATATCTTACATTTGTATTTATATTATTATTTTTAATATTAGGTGGATTCGTCATTTTATTCAATACCTCGTGATATGTAGATAGTTTTAATAATTCACTACCACTCTTGATATTCGTAACGGTTCTCAAATCGACACACATATTATTACTTGCATCACAAGAAACATAATCGGTATAATCATAACGAATTGTTTTATCAATGATAATTACTACCTTACCTTTTATATCAGAATATTTGGTTTTCGAGGTAATTTTCTCATTATACAAGCGACTATCGATAGATTCCTTTATAGATTTTGCAACCATTTTATAAATCTTTGTGTTATTTGATTTAATACGAAGTTGTATAAATAGTGGGTCATTTGCATTGGGTGATGGTGAATTAAACCCATAAGCAACTGCATTCGTCAAAACCTTATCTAATAATATTTTATTTTGGGTATCAATAGAATTATTGGTAGGGTCGGTAGAATAAGCAACATAAGGAGCATATTGACTATCTGGACCATCATTGTTTTGAATAGCATATACTTCAAAATCGATAAAACGACAGCCTCTAGATAAAACATATTTCAACATATCTAAGTTTACATAATTACCAGTAATCGCACTATTATAAGAGGATTTAATGACATATTGTGAAATAGGAAGTTCAGTATAAGCTGCATCTAAAGATCCAATACCAATAGAATTCCTATTTTTAGTAACTTTATGTAGTTCGGTTTCTTCTGAAGAACCTAATCCTATACTATTTAATCCAATATCAACGCCGAGAACTTCAAAATTTTCATCTTGTAAAATTCTGTTTCGTTTTATGTATAGGCGATATAAAATATAGGTAAAAATAATGATAATTAATAATACTAATATTTTTTTATAAAAATGCATATTTAATAATAAAATATATGCCGATAATAATATACAAATAAAATACTATATATTATAAATGCCAGGTGGATTACTAAATATAGTTGCAGTTGGTAATGCAAATAATATTTTAACAGGAAATCCAAGTAAAACATTTTTTAAAGTAACTTATTCTAAATATAGTAACTTCGGACTTCAAAAATTTCGTATAGATTATGATGGACAAAGGGATTTAAGACTAACAGAACCATCTACTTTTAATTTTAAGATACCTACGTATGCAGAGTTATTAATGGATACATATTTGGTAGTAACATTACCCGATATATGGAGTCCTTTATTTCCTCCAGTAAATGAAGATAATAAACGTTGGACATCCTATGATTTTAAATGGATAAAAAATTTGGGAACACATATGATAAAAGAAATCGTAATAACTTGTGGTTCTCTTACATTACAAAAATATAGCGGTGAATATTTAGCTGCAATGGTAGAACGTGATTTTACATCTGAAAAAAAAGAATTATTTAATAAAATGACAGGAAATACAACAGAATTGAATGACCCATCGAATGCAAATGGAAGAGCCAATACATATCCTTGTGCTTTTCATACCAAAAATACAAGCGGTGCGGAACCATCGATACGTGGAAGAAATCTATATATACCAATCAATACGTGGTTTACACTAGATAGTCGATGTGCATTTCCATTAATATCATTACAATATAATCAATTAGAAATTAATGTTACGATGAGACCTATACAAGAAATATTTCAGGTAAGAGATATATTTGATTTCGCTAATTTATATCCTTATATACAACCAGATTTTAATAAACAACAATTTCAAATGTATCGATATTTACAAACACCTCCTTCGGTGGATTTAAAAACGGCCGATTATGCGAATAAAATATCAAATTGGAATGCGGATATACATTTATTATCAACATATTGTTTTTTATCAAAAGAAGAAGCACAATTATTTGCTATGCAAGACCAAGTATATCTAGTAAAAGACGTATTTCAATATAATTTTGAAAATATCACCGGAAGTAAAAAGGTAAAATTAGATTCAAATGGTATGATTTCGAATTGGATGTTTTACTTACAACGCAATGATGTGAATATGCGTAACGAATGGAGTAATTATACGAATTGGCCGTATAGAGCTATACCAGGTGATTTACAATTAGCATCATATCAACATATAGAAGGAACAACATATAACAATGGTCCAGGAATTGATGATTTAGATGGTAGAAATACGGGTATTTATATTACTGGTGATTATAATGTATTGAATCAGAAAGAAATTCTAGAAGGTATGGGTATTTTATTAAATGGTGAATATCGTGAAAATGTTATGACGCGAGGTGTATATGATTATATTGAAAAATATGTTCGAACAAATGGTTATGCACCAGAGGGGGTCTATTGTTATAATTTTGCATTACATTCGAGTCCATTTGAATATCAACCATCGGGGGCTATTAATATGAGTAAATTTAAAACAATAGAACTCGAGATAAATACATATACACCACCCATTGACCCTGTAAATTCTAGCTTTGATGTAATATGCGATATTAATGGAACCCCCATTGGTATTAACAAATCGAATTGGCGATTATATGAATATAATTATAACATGACATTATTTGAAGAAAGATATAATATATTATCATTTATCGGAGGTAATTGTGGTATGTTATATTCAAGATAATTTTATAAAGTATTATATTATACAACCAATATAGAATATAATATAATGAATAATGATGAAGATACTAATAAAACTACATGGATAAAAAAGAAAAAGAATGTATTTAGTGATTCATCCAATAATATTGATGAAAATTTTCAAACATTGAATATGAAACAAAAAGTAATGAATATTATAAAAAAGAAGAAAGTGAATGCTCTACATCAAGAAAATTATAAAAATATAGAATTATTACAGAATATATATGATATTTCCGGTAATGATATGCAATCGAATGATGTAAATGATATTTCATCAAACAAAAAATCAAATGACTTATCCAATAATCCAGCCATAAGAGAAAATTTCACAGATAAAGATTTTGATGGTATAGATATACCTGACCCGAAAAGGGAAAAAAGCAAAGTAAATAATCCAGTATTGAATTTTTTCGAAGATATTTTTCAACGCATTGACCGTTTTAATTATAATAAAGCAAAATTTTTAGCACACGTGTTTTCAAATAAAACAAATACAAACAATGATATATTATTAATAAAATATTATATTGCTTTATTTGAAACTATCGGTTTGAGTTATTTTGCTACATATAATTGGTATTATTTTATGTTTTATGATGCGCTTGATACCGCTAATGTAAAAGAACAAAGTGGTGGAGGTTTTCCAAATTTAAGTGGGTTAAGTAGTTTAAAAAATATGGGAAGTGAATTGGAAGGTGTAATGGGAAGTAAAATGGAAGGTAAAATGGGAGGTGTAACGGGAAGTATGAAAAATGTAATGGGAAGTGAATTGGGAGGTGAAATGGAAGGTAAAATGGGAGGTGTAATGGGAAGTATGAAAAATGTAATGGGAAGTGAATTGGGAGGTGAAATGGAAGGTGAAATGGAAAGTGATGAAAATACATCAGACGGAACAAATTTTTTTAGTAATATGTTTAGTTCATTTTCATTTGCAAATAAAAACAGACCCGAACAACCTGAATTGAGTAAAAAAAAACAAACAAGTGCAAGTATTTCATTTCAATTATTGGATTTATATACCATTTTTTGCGAATATTTTATTATATTTACAGAATATTTTCAGAGATTTATGCTATATGTTATACCAGTTTTATGGTCAGGATTCAATCGTAAGACATGCTTTATTTTATTGTTTTTATCTTTTATTTATATAATATTTATATGTGGAAAACCCATACATAAAGTAATCATAGATGCTTGTAATATGAATTTCAAAAACTTTAATGTATTTTTATTATTAATGGTTATATTCTTTACTTATGTACCTACTCCGTGGTTCCCTGCAAAATCTACCGATCCAATAGAAGAAGAAAAAGCATTAAGTAAAATGGAATTGGTAATGAAATCATTATATATTCTAGTACCCTTTTTTATATTTAGATGTATAAGAGCATTTATGATATTCTATTTGACGATACCTTTTGGAATGAGTATGTTATTGGCTTATTTTATGTATTATTCAATATTTGGAATATTAGGTTATAAATGGTTTAATCCAATGAAAACATATGAAACATTTAAAGAGATTTATATTTACATAAAAAAAGGTGAAGTTCATCCAGAAGTTAAAGATGTTGATAAAGATTCATTTATGTATAAATTAATTATGGTTATGAATAATTTTTTTGATTCATTGCACCTATATATTTTATATATTGCT